AATCTGGGTGGAGCTAAAGAATTTAAGGCTAATATTCTCTCAATTCTTTCTAGTGAGCTAAATACTGGTGAAGTTGTAGAGATAACAGAAGTTTATTCAAATGATAATGGTCCAGTCGGTTTTGTTTCTGTTAAACCTATGCTTTATCGCATTGGCGCAGACAACAACAATCTTGAACTAGGTGAAATCCATAACGTGCCTTATTACCGAATACAAGGCGGGAAGAATGCGGTTATATGCGACCCTCAAGTTGGAGATATAGGTTTTTGCGTATTTGCGACTCGTGACACATCACTGTTAAAGCGAACCAGATCAAGAGTTGGACCAAACGTAAATCGCATTTGCGACCAGTCGGACGCATTTCTAACGATGACATGGAGTAAAGAAGAAGCAGAGCAATACATCTGGTTTAAGGGTGATGAAATCCACATTAAAGCAAATTCAAAGATTGTTCTTGATGCTCCTGAAGTTAGCATAACAGGAAAATTAACAGTATCAGGCATAATTGAATCTTTAACTGATATAATCACTAAAGGTATTAGTTTGTTTACTCATAAACATGGTGGAGTTCAAAGAGGCTCTAGCGATACAGATGGTCCAAAGGCTTAATTATGCAATTACATGAGTTATTCTGGTTCTTTATTGGTTTTGTGGCAGCATTTATTGTTTTGCATTCAGCAAGAAGTATTGCTTATGCAGTGGCGGCATTTTTCACCTTGTTGATCGTACTAAATATCATGGGGGTGAATATTTTATGAAAACAATGTTCTTAAATCCGAAAACTTGGGATTTAGCTTTAGACACACAAGGAAATATTGCTGTGGCTACTGAAGAATACCAGCAAGCGCAAGATATTGCGTGTTCATGCCGTGTTTTTCTTGGAGATGATTATTACAACAAGAATGATGGCATACCTTACTTAGAGTCAATCATGGGCAAATTTGGCTATCCAATATCTTTATATCAACGCCATTTACAAGAAAGATCCCTGCTTGTTTCTGGTGTAGTATCAGTTAATGTAAAATTGGCTTTAGATAAGGATCGTGTAGCATCTGGATCTATTGAGTTTACGAATGATAAAAATCTTAGCGGAGTAGTGGGCTTATGATCCCAAAGATAGAAATAACTGATGTCGGATATTCAGTCCCCGACACTGAAAGCATTAACAACGGAACATGGGAAATGATTGACGACTCTTTCGGGGGTAATGTTTCTCGTGTTCAAGGTTCACCCCAATATCAATTAAATACGTCATGGACTGCTGTAATTAAAGATTGTTACGACATGCTTGTTTATTTAGCCAATCAATATGATCCGCGATACGCACAAGGTATTTTTCAGGATGCGATAGGTGAGCTTTATTTTTTAACAAGAAAGCTTGCTACCCGCTCTCAATGCCCTGTTGTGTTTGAGGGTTTGTCTGGTGCGCCAATACCAGAAGGATTTGCCGTTCAAGACTTATCTGGTCGAACTTGGCGAACTAATGGGACTTATAATATTGGTTCAAATGGCAAAGTGACGATTACAGTAACTTGTGATGAAGCTGGAGCAATCGAAGCATTGCCAAATTCTATTGTTGTTATTCCAACGTCTATAAATGGTCTTGACCGTGTTTACAATGAAGATAGTGCGGTAATGGGGTATGATGAAGAAAGCCGTGTCGATTTTGAGGTGCGCCGAAAAGAGTCTGTAGCAATCAATTCGAAAATGACTGATTCAGCTACACTTGGCGCAGTTCTGGCGGTTCGTGATGTTGTGGATGCTTATGTAATTTCAAATCCAACTGATGCTACTGTAACAGTAGGCTCAACAAATTATCCGTTAATCCGCAATTCTATCTGTGTTTCCGTTGTTGGTGGCAATGATTATGATGTGGCAAAAGCTGCTTTTATTAAAGCTGGCACTGGCTGCTCTTGGAATGGCAATACAGACGTGACAGTAATTGCTGAGGATTATCCATCTAACCCACCACAATACCCAATCAAAATTTTACGCCCTGATTTTCTTGATATTTGGGTAAAAGTTATCGTTAAAGATAAAGATGCGATTTCTTACACCATTGAACAAGAAGTTATTAATCATATTTTGAATAGCGCCGCGTCTGGTGAAAATAAGGTTCGTATTGGTAAGGATTTTATTCCTGCTGATTATATTTGTGGCATGCCAAAGATTGGATTAAAAGGAATTGTGGCAAGTACAGACAATGCCACATGGGTTGATGAAATCCCTGTTGGCATTGATCAATACCCATCTTTAAATTCTTTTAGAATTTCTATTGAGGAAAGCTAATGGAGAATATTAAAGATACGATAATGTCGCAGTACGCACACAGCCCCACAATATTAGCGCTTATTGATGGCATTAATGAAGTAATAGATCCTCAATATTTTATTGATGATTTTTATGAAAAGGTTTATCGACTATCTAGCGCAGAAGGCTTTGGATTAGATATTTGGGCAGATAAAGTTGGCGTCTCTCGGTTTGCTAAAACAGCAGATCCAAATGCAAAAACATGGGGATTTCAGCCAGATTACCAGCCATTCAATACCTACCCTTTTTCTGATGGCGGTGCGTTTGCTTCTTATCGTTTAACTGATGCAGACCTAAGAAAGCTAATTATCATCAAAGCAGCTTCAAATATCCTCTATGCAACCGCATGGAATATTAATAAGTTTTTGCTAATGGTTTTTGATGGTCGCAAGGCTTATTACGATATTATAGGCCACATGTCGGCCGAATATGTTTTTGAGTTTGCACTAACGCCATTTGATCGACTTATTGTGTACACTCTCAAAATGTTGCCAATGCCTTCAGGTGTTGGAATATCATATAAAGAGGTAGCTGTCGATCAAACACTTGGCTTTAATGGCTCAGATTTAAGCAACTTTAATAATGGAGTTTTCTATAGTGGCTAATCCTATTTTTATCCCGATAGCATTTGCTGCTAACGGAATTAAGAACCTTATTCAAAAGGTTCGGCAAGTTGGTCAAGATCCAGAAGATTTTACATGGAATGAGGGCGCTCCCTTAATTACTATGACTAAAATCGAAGATGGTGGTAAAGCACCAAAGGGTCAAGATGTAAATGGTGTTTTTAATGCTTTGTCTGAGCATGTGATTTATGGACAAAATGGCAACCGTTATGCTTGGTCTCAAGATGTTGTGGATGAATTTGGCGGCTACGCATTGGGCGCAATTGTTCAATCTAATGACACTACCAAAGAGTTTAGAAGCCTTGTAGCTAACAACACGGTAAACCCGAATAATGGTCTTGGTGGAGCTTGGGAGGTTTACAGTGGACAAGGAAGCATTCCAACTGCAACAAGCACAACCGCAGGCATTACAAAGGTTTTAAATGTCTTAAATAGTAATGATGTTGGATCTGCTTTAAGTGCCGCACAAGGAAAATCGTTAAACGATATATTTTTGAAGTTTACATCAAGCCTTGGGACAACAGGAGAGGTTAAAATTCCTTTTGGTGGTTCAAACTTGATTATAAAATGGGGAAAAACCCCAAATCAGGATATTTCATCAAGTGGATCACCTGTTAGTGTATCATTTGCAACAGCATTCCCGAATGCATGCTTAAATCTACAATTAACACCAGACGCAACTGGCGGCAGCAATCCAAATGCATTTGCATCTGTTTTAACAAAAAGTCGAACTGGATTTACCGCTTACTTATACGAATACACGCCAACAACACAGAATGTTGGTATTTCATGGCTTGCAATAGGATATTAACATGACCAATCCAACACTTGTTACAACCCCATTCGCTGAAAATGGCGATAAAAACATTATCCCCAACGTAAACACTGACCCAACAAAACCTCAACTAGCTTCCAATGATGCTGGCTTCCCGCCAGTCACCCAACAAAAGATTTCTGAGGGCGGTATTCCTCCTGAGCGAAATGATTTTAATGGTATCCTAAATTTGTATGGTCAGCATATTGTTCACTTAAATAAGGGACTGCCTTATGAATTTGATCAATCCTTCGCCGATACTATTGGCGGTTATCCATTAAATGCCCGCGTTATGCTCTCTAATGGTGATATTGTTCAATCAACAATTGCCAATAATGTTAATAATCCAAATTCAAACATGAATGGGTGGGTTAGGAAAGGGGGTATCGCAACAACAGAATCAATTTCATCACTCCTTAGCATTCAAAATCCAAAGGATGGCGATATTGCCAATGTTTTGTCATATCATAGTGGGCTTGGTAAGGGTGGGGGTTGGTTTGTTTACGACTCATCAAAATCATCAATAAATGATGGTGTTGTAATTTTTAATGGATGGGTTAGAGTGCTAACCAACTCAGTGTTAACTCCGTATATGGGTGGAGCTAAAGCTGATTATGTTGATCAAACCAATAAAGGTACAGATGACGGGCCAGCGATACAAAATGTTGTTGCATATTACAAAGAAAATCCGTGTGTAATTGAATTTGATTCACTGGCAAAACACTATATTGCTACACCAGTTATCATTCCTGATTTTACAGAAGTTGTAGGGAATGGCGCTCAGATTTTTGGAAACGGTAGAGCAAATGATATTTTTTATACTGGCTATTATGTAAATGGAGTCCTTACTCCTCTTTATGATAAGCCAGAAAACACTAAATTCCTCACAAACACTAAAATACGAGGTTTTAGATTTAGGTATTGTAAAGCATCAATGCGACTGCGTGGGATGACACAAGGGTGTGCAATAGAAGATGTTCGGAGTAGAGATTGCGACCAGCATCTCTGGAGCAGAGAGCACTACTTTTGCACATTCAGGCAATCTTATGCCGATCATTGCGGGCTTGGTTCTGGATTACCTGTTGATCAGAGAACGCCAGCTTATGATTTGTGGACACTGAATGGAATGATCAACATTGAAACCATTCAATGCTCAAGCGCACCTCTTGCATACACATTTTATTCTGCACAGTCTACAGATTTTAGCCACTTGGATGCTGAATCGTGTGAAACAGCATTAAGAATAAGGGGTGAGCTTGAAGAGCCAGATATTCATGCTTGTTACTTTGAAAATTGTGGAGTTGTTCTTGATGTAAGCGGCTCAGTTGTTATTGGTGCAGAATTCAGAAACAACTTTATCAACAATTGTACCACTGGAATCCTTGCAACAAACGCAAGTGGATACATGAGGGAGTTTCAAAACAGATGGCGAGGCACTATTGGCTCTAGGTCAGAGGGGGCAACATCGGCATTTAGATTGTTTTCTCAAGCTGAAAACTCATTTAAGGCTTATAATGCCACATATCCAGCCGACAACACCCCATCAGGGACAACCACAAACAAAAATACAGGTTTTGCAACTGCAAATGGTATTTCTGAGCAGATGGTTACAGTATACGACAATGCATCTGGCGCAAACATGCTGCAAGCTAAGTCGTATATGGGGACTACAGTTCCTTATGTTTATTTCGGGAAATACCCAATATCCAACAAAACTAACGTAATTCCATTTTGCACACATACGGCAGGCGCATTACAAGCTGATAATACATTTAGTGTAAGAATTACAACTTGTATTGCTTATAGTGAGTTTGTGAGAGGGGATTTTGCTTTATTGTTGAATACCGTTGACACAAATAGTCGTATCTTTGGAAAATTCTTTGGAACAGCAGGGACGATTGAATATAGCGGATTCACAACATTTACCCCAACAGTAACCGTAGAAAATGTTGGAGGTGTTGTAGTTGTTGTTCTGAATGGAATAAAGAACTCAAACAACACAACAACATATCAATGTAGAGGCTTGGTAAAATTGGCATAAAGCACCCATAAAAATCAACCAAAATTAACCCCTTCGGGGGTTTTTTGTTATTATAAGTAAAACTTATATAGGGTGAATCTATAGTGGATTTTATTAACATGATTCTAGAGTGGCTAAAAGCGCACGTAGGCGTCATATTTATGGGGGTGGCTGGAGCAACAGTCACCGCTCTAGTGCCTTCTGGCAAGCCATTAGCTGAACGAGTTATTAGCTGGATTGTTGGTGTTATACTGTGTGCAGCACTTTCAACACCTACTGCCAATCTTTTAGCAAGTGGGAGCGGTGTCGAAGTTTTTGGCTTTATTTATGGCATGGGTGGCATTACGTTAGCAAAAATGCTAATTAAAGCTATCGAAAAGCGTAGTAAGGTAGAAATTGAATCTAAAACGGGAGTGAAGCTCGATGATGACGTTTCTTAATTACTTAAGCTTTTTCTTGATTACTGGCAGTTTAATGTTTGTGGTATTCCATCCCAAGATTAGCTTTCCCGTACATGTTGACGTAATCATGTTTATCCTTGCTATTGGTGTTACTGCAATGTTCATCAATACACTACAAGGCAAAGATTTTTATGGTCACATGCAAGATGCTGAAATATTAGTCCGCTTAGGTCTTGGTTGTTTAACAATTCTTTTTATCCATGAATATTTAAAGGTGAAGAAGCATGAAAATGACTAAAGGTGGATTCGCCATTCTTAGAGACTCTCTAGGAAGGCTAACAGAAAGCCAAGTTGCTGAAATTAACTTTATTGTTGATGCGATGGATAAAGACAAGTCTATATCTTATTCACAAGGTGCATATGTATTAGCAACAACATGGTGGGAAACAGCAAAAACCATGCTACCTATTTCTGAATATGGAAAAGGGAAAGGTCGACCTTATGGAACATGGTACAAAAATAGTAAAGATCAACTGTACACCTTCAAAGATGGGTCAAAGACTACGGCTTATTTGCAAGAATCCTACCCGCATTTGTATTATGGTCGCGGCTACGTTCAGCTTACTTGGTTTGATAACTATGAGAAGGCTTCCAAAAAACTAGGACATGACTTTTTGTCAAATCCGGATGATGTTATGAAAAAAGAATATGCAATCCAAATTCTTTTAACTGGAATGAAAGAAGGCTGGTTTACTGGTAAAAAACTATCTGACTATATCTATCAATCTAAAAAGGATTATGTTAGTGCAAGACGAATCATTAATGGATCGGATAAAGCGCAAAAGATTGCTGAAATCGCTCTTATTTTTGAGCGCGCTTTGCGTAGTTTGTAGTGGCTGCACCGCCCATTCAATCAAAAACAATATTCACGTTGTTGTTTGCGTTCAATGCGTGAATTAAGAAAGCCCCATTACGGGGCTTGTCTTTATTTATTGATTAGTCTAATTGCTGTAGCGCCAAATTCATCACAAGCCGCATTCCATCCGCGCTTGTAACCTTCTTCAGATCCGCTTTTATAAAAAGCATAGAAGCACCGCCATTGCTTATCTATATTTTCATCCTCAAACTTATAATGATTCTTTTCACAAGTTTGATAATTCATGTTAGATGCATCTACACCAAGAAAACCCAATGACTTTGCAAATTTATCAAGCACTGCTCTTCTTCCTACTTAAATAATCTTTTTTTCTTGCATAATTGCATTTTGAACATAAGGTTGAAGTTCCGCACTCAATACGGTTACTTGTACACATTTCACTAAATTCCTTGTATTCCTTGCATGAATAACACCATCTTTTACCATCAAGAATTTTTGTCTTATCTTTTTGTATATTTCTTCTTGTTGGTATTATTTGAATATTATCCATATGATAACCTTTTGAGTTATCAATTCTATCAACACTACAACCTTTGTAATCTCTTTGCATAAACCATTCCACAAATTCATCTTTATCTAATGAAAAATCCATATTTTCATACTTCTTGTTTTTAGGATTTTTTTGATCCTTTATTCTATTTTATATCATGTAAAATCTAGATAGAGCTCTGTGCTTTCCACCAATAATTTTGTGTCTATTGTCAACTTTCATAAATAGCTTCCTTTAAGCTAACCCTTGAATTTATGTGCTTAACAATCGCCAAGGTTTGCGACTTTCCCCCGCTAAAGGTAGTTAAGCACAGTTATTATATTACAAAGATAGATTATCTTCTATTGATTTTGTGATTGGATCAGTTGACCCAAAAGACCCAACTCCACGATCTGAGCTTGACAATTCATCAACTTCAATAAAATTAACTTGTGGAATTGGGATAATGATAATTTGCCCTATTCGGTCGCCAATTTGATAATCATGACCTTCACAATTATCAATAAACCCGCATGTTTTTTTAAATTTTAAAAACACCTCACCGCGATAACCAGAATCAAGAACACCAACTGAATTACCTAAAATCAAATCTTTCTTTGTGTTGCTTGAACGTGGAAACAATAGACCTACATATCCATTTGGGATTTCGAAGGCTAAGGATGTGCCGTAAACCACGTTTCCATTATCATCATATTCCTTGCTAGTTGCTGTTAAATCCATCCCAGCATCACCATGCTTGGCATAAGTTGGGATAACTGCATCTTGTGATAATTTCTTAATTTTTACGCTTAACATTTTATAAATCCTATTCAACTAAAGAAAAAATTGCTTGAATTGAAAAATATATAATTGCAATGTCAATTAATAACACTGTCAAGGATGCAAATACTTTTACTCCATCCGATGTGGTTGATTTTTCTTCATCAATAATCTTTTGCTTGTAAAACTCAATATATCTATCTTTTGTTGAAATCTTTGAATTTCTAGCAGTTCTCATCAAGCTAGATAGAATTAGCAACATTAATAAAACTACAATTGTTTGATTCATCTCTTCCACCACACCTTCTCACGAATAGGATTAAATTTACGCTGATCATCTTGTTTTCTTTGCACGTATCGCTTCCGCTTATATGCCTCATATAAATATAAGACAACCACAAAAACAAAGCTCAAAACAAAGGATAATAAAATCATTGCTATTGGGTTCATTTTGGACGCTCCTCTAGTGAGTCTTGCCACAAATAGCAACCATTAAGATCTAAACCCATGTAACCCAATGGGATACTTTCTTCAAGGCTATCCCGGCAAGGTATTACGCCATCAAGGAACGGTTCGTAATTAACATATCCATACTTTCTACCATTTGCATCTGTAGCAATCCAATTTACTTCAGGTGGAACATTCGACCAATCATATTTACTCATTTCTTCAGCTCCAAATATCGTTGCCCTCTATTACGCATTACTTCTAACGCACCTTCACGTTTTAAATTCTTGATAAACTCCACTCCATATTTAAGCCATTGCGTTAAAAACAATTCGTACCGTTCCTTGCAATAGTCGTTAATTTCATAATAATCAGCATCCGAAAAATAAATTTCAGCCACCTTTCCGTTTTTACGCATAACAATATTGCCTTTACGCTCGTTTAAGTTATGCCCACCTTTCTGCATCCAAAAAACAAACACAAAGACCAATGATTCCTTGATTTTCATTTATCCTCCAAAAACTAAAGTCTTGGCATATTCTCTAGCCATTTCGACTTTTAGTTTAATTAAGTCAATTTTCTTTTGATCATATTCAACTCTATACGATGAAATACGATCACTAGGATTCATCTCTAAAACATAGTCGATATGCAAATATTCATCATCATATCGAGTTAAGCATTCTTTAGGTGTTGGCATTAGGATAAAGTCAAGATAAGCCTCATTAATTATTTTTGGCTCGTAATCATGATTTTCTCTTAACAGATTCATGTATCCCAATTGTTGCCAATCATAACCAGCGTCTAATGCTTTGCCTTCAATATCTTCCTTAAAGTATTCCATAGTCCAATATGACCACGGGCATTTTGTGTCACGTATTGCTGTATTGGTAATAATGTCTGGTTCGCCAGTGATCCATTCATTAGTAAAACGAATCGTATTCTTTTCAGCACTAATAAACTTCTGCTGCATTAGAAACAAGATTGCGTCATCTTCCACTAAATTCCCTTTTCTTGTCTCTTTACTTCCAGTAAACTTACTTGGAGCTTTATGTCTTAACTGCCTAGCTTTTTCCTTGACCAGTGTTTTAGCAGTAGCCGATAAAGTTTTATCCAGAAGATCATCTAAAATCTTTTGTTCCTCATCGGTACGTTTTTTCTTCGCCTTTATTGCTTGAACTTCTTCTGTGAGAAATGCAGAGTCAATAGACTTTGCATTCCCCATTAGTCGATGAAGTTCAGAACATCGAAAGATTAGATTCATAACACCTCAACTATTTTCTTTTGCTCTTCGCTTAATGCGTAAATATCTGGATTTAAAGCATGCTCTTTAGTTAAGCTTCCAGCTTCAATAGCCGCCACGAATTGCGGGAATTGATCCTCGGAAATCAATCGAGCTAATGGCTTTTCACTCTCTTGTTCGTTATCAACATACGAAGCTTCACCGTCTTCATTAATCACTGCTTGATCAAATTCAATTGCCTGTTGAAGCTCAACCGACATAGGAGCATATTTTGAGATAAGCAATTTAATGACAGTCTTTTGACACATTGCATCCCAATTTTGGTGCCAAACAGAATAGTTTTGCCCTTTCGATTTTGCAGTTTTATACGTCTGGCTATACTTGCTTGCATGCTGTTCAAGCTCTTCATTAGTCATTGTTAAATGAGCTTCAAACCCTGTCACAGTCTCAAGATAAGCTAGATACCCAATAACCTCTCCACTAACTTTTTGTGGAATGAATGAAGTTAAACGAGCCTTTACACTTTCTTCTGTATCTGTGTCATAAACTGCAATTGAGGCAATCTTTTTAATCTGACCAGAGCGCTGAGCCAATTGTAAATAGCCTTTCCACCCCATTTGAAATTGCGCTTCTTGATTTCCACTTTGGCGGTTTTTGAATGGAACAATATAAGCAAAACCAAGATTATTATTTAATGGCAAATTAAGCGCACAAGCCGTATAAACAGCGCCTATCACGGATTCAGGAGTTGATTGCGCCAATAACCCGTTTGAATTAATCACTTGCATTACAGACGTAATATAGCTATCAGATTTACGCCCTATCATTTCCTCAATGCGCTTCATCACCGATGGATTGCTAAGCGTTTGTTTAATCGCTAATGCATTTTGTTTTTGCTGCTGTGTTAGATTGCTCATTTAGAAATCTCCAATAATTTAAGTAATGTTTCTTGTCTTTCCTGATGCTGAATCTCTCGATATTCATGCATACGTTTTCTGTATTCTTTAGAGTCAATCACATTCATTTGATACGCCGTTTCAATTGACCAGAAGTAAGCATCTGCGCCATGTTCTTTCACATCATCAAGCCAACTCATTCCATTTTCTCCGCAATTTCGTTTTCAATTACTTGAACAATGTTTGATACTTCTTCACTAGGTAAAACATAGTCTTCTGTTTCGCCATCTTCGTTAAAAACTTTAACGTCATTTACAGATTCGACTTCAACATCTCTCCATGATTGGAATCCGTTGCCATCTTTAAAGAATCGACCTTCAAACTCAACTTCTAAAACCAAATCACCAGACTTAATAGCAGCTACGTTATGCTCCATATCTAACGATTCAACTTCATATGGGCCTGTAATAACTGGTTTACCTGAACATGCAGCTAACGCAACAGAAGCAGCTAAAATTAATGCATTTTTCATAATGTTTACCCCTTGTTTATATTCTCAATAGTAAATGAATTGAATGGATGTGTCAAGCGCAAATATTAAAAAAGCTCCCGAAGGAGCTAATTTTAATCTAAATTCATAATCATGCGCTTTTCAAGCTCTGATCTAGGGATGTACTTCCCCTTGTGTTCAACAAAACAACCGTTCCATATAGAAAAATCTGTTTTTCTTTCAGTTAATTTACCATAGTTTTGGCAAGAATAAGCTTGAAATGGAGCAGCGGCAACCTTTATAACTACCACCAAAACAATACCAGCAATAATATACATCAAACCCAAAAAACATAATTCTTTCATCTCAATCCACACCCTGAACATTTATGATTCAAAAACAATTTGTACTTACAACAAATCTTGCAAAACTCAACCACCAATAGAGCCCTTCAAGAAGAATAGCGCCGTTAAAATTGCAATAACAATTAAAATAATGATTCGTTCGCGCTTGATCTTTGATTTAAGGCTATCGACATTTGCTTCGTGAGAATTCTCCCCATACTCCAATGCTTTTGATAGCTCACTGATTTGATATGAATCATGATCTTTAATTGATTTTAATCTATCAATTTGATCTTGTTTTTCTGAAATAATTTTCACATCCTTATCATGAATTTTCTTGGCTTCATCGTTTTGCTTAATCAATCCACTGATAGCCAAATCTTTACTTTCGATAACCTTTTTAAGATCTGAAATTTCTTTGTCTTTCGATTCAATTTCATCAGCAAGGTTTGAAACAAAAGTATCGTCAACCTCTGGCTGATTTAGCAATTTATCCAGCTCAGCAATAACCTTATTCTGAACCTTTTCGCTTTGCGGCTGGTTAAGCATCTTGGCGATATAAGGGCGGGATTTACCCATCTTTAAAGATAATTCACTATTGTTTAAACCAAGTTCTTTTTTGGCTTGATGGATTTTTTTGATCATTTCATTTTCTGAATATTTCTCCATGAATTCATCAAAACTAATTTTCGATCCATTAGGGCGATCTGAAAACCAAAACACCTGACCAACACCAACAGTAATATTTTTATTCCCTGTATGGTTATTATCATTTACTAATCCATGATTTATTAAAACTTTTTCCGCTTCATTTCTCTGATTTAAATCTTTGCACATAATCGCAATATTTTCGATATTCATCTTTGCTTCTCCTGTTAAGATAATCACTATAGTAAACTAATATTTATAATTTGCAATAGTTAATTTAATAAACTACAATGAAGAAAAATTAGGAGTTTAAAATGAAAGTATTGAAAGTTTTTGAAGGGACGGCAGAAGTGGTTGATTTTGAATTAACTACTCGAAGCTTCTTCTATAAGGGAGAAAAGTTAAAGCACGAACCAAATAGCAAAAAAACAGGTTTGCTAGCAAAGCGAAAAGTCTCAGATGATAATGAGCCAGAATATTTCTACAGTCTGAATAGTGACTATGTAAAAGAAAACTACCCTAAATTATTTACAGGGATGCGTAGTGTTGATTGGCCAAAAATTATTGATGAAGTATTTAAATACAACAACATTTCTCAACATCAGCTTGGGAATATGACTGGAATCTCAACTGCATATATTCAGTGGTTGCGTGAAGGCGTTCGCAAAAACCCAAGTTTTGAAATGGGTATGGCTATTATAAATCTGCACCCAAACAAAAAAGAACTTTTGGAAATTTGATAATTTAAAGCAAATCAACCCTCCTAGTGAGGGTTTTATTTTGAATATAATATTTACTATTGAGAATTAATTAGGTAAGATTGTTTTTATTTGGAGTTAATAGAATGAACACAGTAATTAATGACGGATTTATGAATCCTGACCGTTTTGGATATGCAGCAATTCCTTTTAAGATTAGTGATAAGGAGCCTAGAAAGGATGTGCCAATATGGAGAATCAATCGAACAAATGCTAGGTCTATGGGCAAGAGATTCTACGAACATACTAAGCCTTGCAAATGTGGTTCATTACTAAGACGTGTTTATAACAACGAGTGTTTTGATTGTTGGAGGGAGAGTAAGAAATGAAAAATGAACTTGAATTGCTAAAATCAATATGTGAGCAACAGGTTTTAAACCTAATGAATAAGTGCGAATGGAACACTTTCCCAAAATACCGAAAAGTTAAAGATTATGAAATAAGGTTGACTGATGTTTGTTTATGGCATACGCAATTATGGACTTCAGCAAAAAGAAGATATGTTGCCAACAAGCTAGAAAAGTTGGGAATATTGGAAGTAATAAAAAGAAGATCTTATTCGCCAGTATGCATTAGATTTATAGATGAAAAATATAATTTATTTATATTTGATCTATGCCAAAAATCTTTAATTGGGTTTGAGTATGTTAGCGGAAATGGCTGGAATTCATATCCTCAATACACAAAAACAACCCGCGGAGAATCTGAAATCTCAAGAATATCCAATATAATATATAATCAAATATTACAAGACTTTAATTTGCATTAATATTAAGCCCTTCGGGGCTTTTTATTTGCCCTTTGTATCAGTTTTTCTTATAAATTTTAATTTAATTAATAAAAATTATTTATTAGACACAGTCAATAAAACATTACATAATGACATTACACAAAGCAAAAGGAGATTAGAATTGTCCAAGCCAGCAACTTCATTTTTATTTTTAGGTGAACTAAAACCGCTTGAAAGTACGGTTATTGAAAACACCAAGAGAACAAAAGTCCGTGATGCTATTCGCCGTTATGGGGATAGAAAGTTTAATACAACTCAAGTTGGAAACAATGTAATTGTAACTCGTATTCAGTGAGGGTTATTTAATGAACGAAATGCCAAAAGAAGCCCTGTTTTTCATAACTTGGTTTGAAAAAGAATATCCCGAATTTATCAATCAATTTGGTGAAGTAAAGAATTTTTATGATTCCAAATCAGATGAATTCATGATTCAAGAAATTCAAGACGCTTACATTGATCGAAAGAAAGGAAATGAACCGATGCCAATGTATTTCGGTGTTAGTGGTCAGTTTAGATGAATGGTGATTAAATTGAGTATTGATGCTTTAAGATGGGCTTGGGTTGCAGATGTAAACACATCATCAGAGAGACTTGTTTTATTGGCTTTTGCAGATCGCGCTGGAGAGGACAACACAGCATGGCCCTCAATGGCTAGACTTGAAAAAGACACTAAACTTGACATCAAGACAGTTAAGAAAGTTGTAAACACACTTATTGAAAATGGCTTTTTGGTTGATACGGGAGAGAGAAAAGGCTCCACAGGAAAGGTTAGGGTTTTGCAGTTGGTTGGTGTGAATTGTAGAGAATTTAATAATGATCCCAAAAACGGAATGATTCCAAATTTCCCATGTAATGAACCCAAATTTGGGTCTTTGAATGAACCCAATATTGGGACGCAGAACCTACCAAAGAAACAACCAAAGAAACAACCAGTAGTTTACAGTGAAAAGTTTGAAAAATTTTGGAGTGAATATCCAAAATGTAAACGAAAAGGAACTAAAGAAGCAGCTAATAAAACTTTTACTAAATACCAAAAAGATTTTGAAATGATCATGAAGGTTTTAGATGCGTTTAAGAAAGATGAAATGTGGACAAAGAACAATGGTGAGTTTATAGCAGCACCTAGTTCATGGTTAAACAAGCAACATTGGAAAACTGATTACTGGATTGAGCAGGTTAGCAATAATAGTGCTGATAAAGTTCAAGCCCAAGAAAACGTAGTAAGAAGAGCTGTAGCTGTACCAATCAATTATTTGGATTAAATAAAATGAATGAAAACTTGTACTCAATACAAATTGAACAATCGGTATTATCTGCCCTTATGTCTCTCAATGGTGGTATTGATGATGTTGTAAGTAAATTAACTACTGATAGTTTTTATGCAACACAACATAAAATTATCTTTAAGCACTTTAAGAAACTTTTTGATGCTGGTTCGGGTCATGACATTGTTATGGTTTATGACTCAATTAAGTTAAATGCAAATGACTCAAAAATTATTGATGAAGATTTTTTAATAAACTTAAACTCAACAATAGGTCTGGCTCATTTTCTTGATAAACACTCCGACCAACTAAATGAATATGCTTCTAGAAGAGCGCTATTTGAGGCAGGAGAAAGAATTAAGACTATCTCCATAGATACTACCCAATACGATATTAACGAGGCTATATCTAAATCTGAGAGCATTTTAGAGAATCTAAGCAATCAAGATGAAGTGCCAACTTTATCGGACGCCTATGATGTTTCTGTTTCTCTATTTGCATCTATTGATAAGACGATGGAAGCAAGGAAACGTGGAGAGAAAGTTGACGTAGGTGTAAAAACTGGATTTACGGACTTGGATAGACAGCTTGGTCAAATATCAAAAAGTGATTTAGTTATTATTGCTGCCAGACCTTCAATGGGGAAAACCGCATTTGCCCAAAGCTTAATGTTGAGTGTTTCTTTTCTGCAACAACATCCAGTTTTATTCCAGTCTGCTGAAATGTCGAAAGAAAAAATTGGGCAAAGATTGGTTGCTAGTCTAGCCTCAATAAATTTAAGAGATATTCGTGATTCTGATATTAAAGACAAGGATTGGGAGTTCTTCTATAAAGCAACTGAGAAATTGAAGGCATCAAAGCTTTTAATTGATGATAGAGCAAGACCTAGCCTATCGGATATTAGAAAAAATTGCCGAATCATGAAAGCAAAATATGGTTATGTGGGTGCAGTATTCGTTGACTATTTAACATTGCTTAAATCACCATTATCTACTGACAACAATCACTTGGCAGTTGGTGCAATATCAAAAGGTCTTAAGGCTATAGCAAAAGAATTTGATTGTCCTGTTTTTTGTTTAGCGCAATTAAGCCGAAGCTTAGAATCTAGAAAAGATAGACGACCTCTAATGTCTGACATTCGTGAGTCAGGGTCTATTGAAGAGGACGCAGATGTGATCATGTTTATATATCGTGATGAGTATTATGATAAGAACTCAAAAGATCAGGGTATTGCCGAAATTATTGTAGCCAAAGCGCGTGATGGTGAGGTTGGAACAGTTAGATTAGCAACTGAACTACAATACTCAAGATTTAGCAATCTTAATTTAGAATATTTGGACATGTGAGGATTTTTAAATGAATTTAATTGATAGATTGGGCGGCTATGTAGAAGCTAAGAAGCAGGGTGAACAATGGGGTTTTGACGACCATTTAAACAAAGCTTTACTCGAATACCGCCGACAAAACAATATTTTTGAAATAGGCGACCTTGTTGTATTTAAGGAGGAATATAGCAAAGACAGTGTTATTCATAAGATTGATAGTTTGCGTGCAGGTACTAAATGTTTGCGTCACGCAACGGATGAAGAGATAGAGAAGGGGTGTAGAGTATGAATAAGCAAGATTTGGAATATGTAAATAAAGCAATATCTGGATTAAGTGACAAGCTTTATAAGGTTTTAGAGATATTACAAGATGAAAAATTAACTCACAAATATGCGCGTAAAATTGCAGAGCAAGAGTTAGATAACATCATGTATGAAATTCCAGTATTCGTGGAGATTAAGAAATGAAATACAAAATCGGTGATCGGGTTTATTTTAAGGGCAAAAAATATGATGTTTTAACATCTTTCAATTTAAATGGAGAGCAACTCTTGTGCTTAAAAAATGGTGAATTATTTATTAAAGGTTTTGTTTCCGCATTGAATGTAAAACCCATAATCACATGCAAATAATTTAAAAAACAGTTGCAATTATTCTCAATAGTATTTACTATTGAGAATATAAATTAACAGAGAGTTTATTATGGAATTAAATGAATTTAAGCAAAAGTTGATAGATATGCTTAGTGATGAATTTAGTTTTGCTCACCATCATGGCGATGAAACAGTTATGCATTTAATTGAAGAAGTGTTTAAGAGAATGGATCTTGAAACAGATTCTCTTGATTATATTAAGCAAAAGTGATTGGAGATTTATTATGGAATTAGTTTTAGTTGTTTCAGTAATTATGTATTTCGCGCCTAGCATTATTGGTTTTATGCGTGGACATGCAAGTAAATGGGCAATCTTTGCGATGAACTTGTTTTTAGGTTGGTCTGTGTTGTTCTGGTTTTGGAGCTTGTTCTGGTCATTGTCGAATAAAGGCGGTAACCAGACAGTAATCGTAAATAACCAGATCAACAACAAATGAGTAAAGAGTTTATAAAATTTGCAAAAGTCATGGTTTTGTTTTATTTGATCGTGATTTTTGCAGTAATGGGGTTAAGCAAGTTAATTCACAATATGGTATGGGGTGTGTGATGAGAAAGGTTTATGGCGTTGGTGTAAATAATTTTCATGGGGCTATATCATTAAATGGCGTTCATATTCGTGAATACAAAATATGGACAGAAATGTTAAGAAGGTGTTATTCAATTGGAATAAAAGTGAACAGACCAAGCTACACAAACTGCATTGTTGATGATTGGTTGTTGGATTTTTCTAATTTTTATAAATTTGCTAGAGATCAAATTGGATTTTTTGATAGAGATTCTAATGGTAAATCATTTCATCTTGATAAAGATATACTTGGAAATGGAAAGCTGTACAGCACAGAAACGATATGCTTCATTCCGCCTGAAATAAATGCATTCAAAACAAATAGGAAATCGACAAAAGGAGAATATCCAATTGGTGTTTTATTCCACAAGGCTTCGGGTAAATTAATCTCACAAATAACGGTAAATTCTACCAAAAAATATTTAGGAGTTTTTGACAATCCATATGATGCTTTTTCGGCATACAAAGTTGAAAAAGAAAAGCAATCTAAATTTTTGGCTGAAAAATATAAACCTGTTATTGACCCTAGAGTTTATCAAGCATTAATTGATTATGAGGTAAATATAGATGATTAATCTTGAAATCAAGCAAGTCGTAGAGCAGCTAAGAAAAATCAAAGGTGCTGTATGAAAAAGCGTAATAAAAAATACAATGGCAAGCAGGTTGTAAAGCAGAAGATTCACAAGTTTCAAATGACTTGGGAGGTTAATGAGGCTAGAAGCATTATCGAGCTTCATCACTTGCTTAATGGCGTAGATCCGCAAGAATCTACCCATACGCCACTTAAAGTTTGGATGAAAGCGCATAAGGGTGATTTGGCTTTAGCATTAAAGACGCAGACGATACCAGCGGAGCAAAGTTTTCATATCGTTAGTCGAATTCATGCGGTTAATGAGAAAACAGGCGAAACGGTTGATTGTGAGTTCCAGTTGGCTACAGATACTGTTATGCATTTGTGGCAGTTCTTAGGTGATGTTGAATCTGAAATTTACGTCAATGATGGTGGTTTTAAAAAGAAATGGCTTGGCTTTAATCATGAGCTTGAAGCTTATTTGAAAGAAGTGGGTAACGGTGAATTTGTGGTTAAGACCAATCATTGTTGCTTAACATGCTTTTCTACATTCAAAAGCTTTAGACATGAAATGGAATTTAAATCAATTAATTTAATGAATCCTGAGTTTGGGTTAGGAGTTGAAGGATGAATTTAAAAAAGTTACGCGACAAGATTAATGGGTCTGAGCCTTTGATTGATGGTGAGACTAAGGAAATGCTAATAGAGCAATGGAAAAAGATTCACATTGAGCTAGAAGCTAAGAAAGAAGATGACGAAAGAAATTATGTTTTATGTGAGGATGAGGAATGAAAGACGCAGACGACAAGGTAAATCAGCCAAGCCATTACGCTAACTTTTCGATTGAATGCATTGATGCTATGCAAGCTATGTTAAGTCGTGAAGAGTTTATAGGTTATTTGCGAGGGAATATTTTTAAATATCAATGGCGCTATAAGCTTAAAAACGGGGTTGAGTGTCTTAAAAAGGCGCAATGGTATCAAAATAAATTAATTGAGGTTGAAGAAAATGAATAAATTAGAATTGGCGCATGATTATGCGAAGATAATGTTGAAGATTTCTGCTGAATCGGGAGATCTATTTTTGACAAATACTGATGAAATTGTTAAATCAATTGTTTCAAGCTCTTTTAATTTTGCGGAAGAAATGCTTGCGGAAAACGAAAAGCGGGAAGATAAAAGTCGGCCTGAAGTATTAATCTATCCTGAGTTTGATATTACTGTTAACTATCCAGATTATGCGGAAGTGAAATTTAATGGTTATATAATGAAAGCTGGAATGGCTAAAATACTTTTTAATAATATGGTTAAAATTAAATGAGAGCAGCTAAGATAGATGCAAATCAACCAGAAATAGTTGCAGCACTTAGAAAGATTGGGTGTACGGTTCAAATTCTTTCAAGTGTTGGAAAAGGGTGTCCCGACATTTTGGTCGGCTATCGTGGTAGAAACTTTTTATTGGAGATAAAAGATGGGGCTAAACCGATTTCAGCGCAAAAATTAACGCCAGATCAAGTCGAATGGCATGACTTATGGAATGGTCAAGTCAATGTGGTTAACTGTGTTGATCAAGCAATTAAAATTGTTACTTGCAATTAACTAAAAATTTGCTATATTTAGCGAACTAAAGAAACTTTTTATATCCGTATCTAACCCCAAGATGCGGATTTTTTTTTGCATAAAATTCTTGCATTAATTATAAATATAATTTACTATTGAGAATATAAAGAGGAGAGATAAAATGATTCTAGTTAAAGCTTTATGGTTGGCAATTGTTGATGTGGCAAAGTTATTCAAACATGCGCCTAAATTGTTGGTTGAATTGTTTTGGGCTTTAGCTGGTGTTTTGTCTCTAATCTTGAGTGTGGTTTTATTTCCTTTAATTGTGGTGCGTAAATACAAGGTATTGAAAAATGAATCACCAAAAAGAGTTAAGGGTAAATCTAAGGGTGTTAAAGTACGCGGCAATAGATTTGCTTAGAGGGTCAGTGTTGATTGTGTATCACGCTGGAATGATTGTATTTAATTGGTTAAGGGGTAAGTGATGGATTTTATAGAAGCTATTAAAAAAGGTCTTGAAGCTTCAAAAAATTACGATAGAAATCTTGATGATATTATTGAGGTGATCGGCGAGGCAAACAAGGCTATATATGACAAAAGTGGAATAGTTGGGGGATTTGTTGGCGTAAAAAGTGATAGAGGCTTTACTATGACTCCAGCTTGTAGATCTATAAGTATTAATAGCCAAGAGGGATTTCCATTAACACTTGATACAATAAGTGGTCATTATAAGGCTGTTGATAAGGATGATCTGTATGAGGTCATGCATAAAATCTTATCCCATCCAAATTTTGGGTTTTATGTTCGCAGGCTAATGGAGAATAACAAATGATCTATAAATTTTTAAAGCGCCTATTCTGCCGACATGAGTGGGAATATGAGGAAAGTAATTTAACTGGCGAGACTTATAAAGTTTGCCGTAAATGCTGGAAAGAGGTGGATTGTGAGTGAATTTAATGCAATCTATCGAAAAGTTTGCTTGGGTGAGAGATTTGATATAAGCACATATAAGCAATGCGAGAAAATTTACAATCACCAGCAACAAAAGATTGACGATATTACGGGACACATCAAGACGTTAAAAGCTTTGCACAAAGAAGGCAATTTAACAATGGGTGATGTGAAGATGTTTTTAAAAGGTGTGGAAGGGGTTTTGGGATGAGTATTTTTGTGAAAAGCTTTAGCGAAAAACATAGTTGTGATCTCGATGATAGGATCAATGATTATGCAAAATCAAACAAACTTGAAATAATTTGTGTATCTCTTGCTGAACGATGGGATATTTTAAACGCCATGGTTGTATTTAAGGAAATTTTAAAATGAAAAAATTATTAATTGCGTTATTGATGGTTCCAAGTTTTGCTAATGCTGGATTCTGTGACGCTGTTTATGACTTTGCGGAAGCTACCATGCTGATGCGTCAAGAAGGCTACTCAAAGCATCAGGCTAAAGAAGTGGTTGAGGAGATGCGGAGTGTAGACAATACGTTAGCTAATTTAATGGATGCCAATGTTGATTGGGCTTATTCATTCCCTATTTACAATGGTGAAGACAAGGCGGTTATTGCGTCTAATTTTGCCAACGAGTCATACCAGATTTGTAAAGATGAAGAAAAACGTGCGACCAATATTAAGGAGTTTCATTGAAATGACAGATTTGAATAAGTTAAGAAGTGAGTTTGAGGCTCAACACAGTGACAAGGTTTTCAAGATAGTCAAGTTTGATGAGGCAACCAATGCATATTGCTTACATGCTCATTTGCCACTAACTGAAATTAACCTATCTGCCCTAGCCGAAATTAATTATGGATGGGATTTGTGGCAAAAAGCCAAAGCTCAGGCGGTGCCAGAGGGTTATGTTCTTTTACCAAGAGTTCCAACAGAAAAGATGTTCCAAGCCTACGAACGATCTTCAGTCGCACCAATGTCGACGCTGAGTAAAACTGGTTATAAGGCAATGGTTGAAGCAGCAGGTGATCAAAATGAAAACTCTTAAAATTACTTGGCTTGATGCTTGCTCTAATTGTGGTTTTGGCGACTATGCAGAAGTAATAACTGAACGTGGCATTGGGTGCTACTTGTGGGATGGGGACAAGGTTCAGTGTCCTAATTGCAATCACAAGGGTGAAATAGAATGTGATTCAGCGGTTGCCTTTGTCAATTGGGATGAAGTTGAAGAAGCAAGCGAATCGGGAGCTGAGGGATGATTAATCAATTAAAACCAGTTGAAGTGATACGTAACCAGTATGGCGAATGGACACATCCAGAAGTAGACGCTTACTTGAAAAATATTCTTGGTGATGATGCTGAGTTTATGACCCGTGAGCAATGGGGTGAGTTGAAGCGTCACTTCAATATTGTGACAGTTAAAACTTACTTAGAGTCAACCGTATCTCCTGATGAGTTTGATGAAATTATGGATGATGCAGATTTATCAAAATGGCAGCCAATGGCACCTCATGGATTCTTCTTGATGTCTATTTACTATACCGAAGACGGTGCTGATGCAATTTGGGCTAAGGAGAAACAAGAAGAGGGAGCTGAGGGATGAGTGAATTAATTCCAATAATCACAGAGCAAGAAATTGACGAAGCTATAGCCAATGGTGAAAGTTTTTACAAGATTAGAAGCCATGTAGAAAAAGCCATTTTAGAAAGAGCCTTGATTAAGACGAGAGGAAATCAGACTGAGGCGGCTAAGCTGCTTGCGATCAGTCGAACGGGGTTGGGTGGTATTTTGAAGAGGGTGAATAGATGAAGTTTATGGAAATAAATAGCATGTCTAAATCATGTAAAGTATGTGGAGACCCTATGCCACATGGTTTTTGCTACTCTTGTGTAGGTAAATGATATGACCATTGAAGAAATAAAATCTAAATTAATTAAGGGTGCAACACATTATGAAATTGATGGAAATGAAGTTATTTCATATGCTAAAGATTTAATGGGTAGATGGTGTTATGTTGAAAGTGAATGGGGTGGTTATCCTGTTCATTCATCGGAGCATGATAGGCTTGAAAAGGAGTTAATTAAAATTGAATATTGAAGAAATTAGGAAGAATGCTCCAGGGGGTGCAACTCACTACAAACATTGGAAATCTGGCGGAATTGATTATTTCAAGTATCATGATAAAAGTGTTTTTGATGTTTGGTATTTAGAAAAATGGCTTCCTTTGCCACATGGGTACTTCTCTTATCCACTATCAATTAAACCGCTTTAACGCGGTTTTTCTTTTTGTGTTATTATTTTGGGAGGCTAAAGAGAGGTTAGGCTATGAGTAATGAAGTGGGTAGACCTAGCGGTCTTACACCTGAGCTTATTGAAAAAGCAAAAGAATATTTAGTTAGCGGGTACAAGGAAATTGAAAATATTGTTCCTAGTATAGCTGGGCTTGGTTGTTATTTGGGAATTGGGCGTTCAACTATCTATGAATACAAGGCTTTAAGCCCTGAATTTGCGGACACGTTAGATGCAATTATGATGAAGCAAGAAATGCTTTTAATTAATGGCGGTCTTAGCCAGCAATTTAGCGGGACGATTACTAAGCTAATGCTTGCCAATCATGGGTATAGTGACAAGGTTGAAACTGACATAACAACTAATGGAGAAAACATAAACAATCCTACCGTAATCGAATTAGTTGCTCATAATGTCGAAAGTTCAGATTAAGCTACCACCTAAACTTGTACCTGTCTTTTCTGCTCAGGATGTGCGATATCGTCAAAGCTGGGGAGGAAGGGGCTCAGGTAAGACGCGCTCGTTTGCAAAGATGACAGCCGTTAAAGGCTATATGTTTGCTGAAATGGGCGTGAGTGGAACTTTGCTTTGTGGTCGTGAGTTTATGAATACGCTTGCCGATTCTTCTATGGAGGAAATCAAGCAAGCTATTCGTGAAGAGCCATTTCTAAACAACTATTATGAAATGGGTGAGAATTACATAAGAACCAAGAATAAGCGTGTGACTTACTCATTCTGTGGTTTGCGTCATAACTTGGACAGCATCAAATCTAAAGCACGTATTTTGCTTAGTTGGGTAGATGAAGCTGAAACGGTTAGCGAGATGGCTTGGCGTAAGCTATTGCCAACTGTACGTGAAGAAATTGTGCTACCTAATGGTAAGATTGTTTACTCTGAGGTATGGGTAACATGGAACCCTGAAAGACGAGATAGTCCGACATCAACACGGTTTAGACATGAAGAAATATTTGATGATGAAGGCGTTCTAATCGGCATTGGTGCTGAGATGAACTATTCAGATAATCCGTGGTTTCCTCATGTTCTTGATTTAGAGCGCAGACGAGATCAAGCTAATCTTGATGATGTAACTTACCGATGGATATGGGAAGGCGCTTATCTTGAAATGTCGGAAGCGCAAATCTTCAAGGGCAAATACGAGAAAAAGGATTTTACACCAGATCCTCAAAAATGGCATGGTCCTTATATTGGCTTGGACTTTGGTTTTGCTCAGGATCCAACGGCATGTGTCAAAGTCTGGATTCATGATGATTGTTTGTGGATTGAACACGAAGGCGGTAAAGTTGGTCTTGAGTTAGACGATACTGTTGAGTTTTTAGAAAAGAAAATACCAGACATTAAGAAGTATGCTGTTTATGCGGATAGCGCTCGTCCCGAGTCCATTAGTCATTTAAAGAAAAAAGGTTTGCGTAGAATTGCGCCTGTTGAGAAGGGTAAAGGTTCTGTTGAGGATGGTATTGAGTTTATTAAGTCGTTTAAGAAAGTCTATATTCATTCACGATGCAAAGAAACGCTAAAAGAGTTCCGTGATTACTCATACAAAAAAGACAGGCTGACAGATGAGGTATTACCTATTATCATTGATAAAGACAACCATTATATCGATGCATTACGCTATGCGCTTGAAAAAGTCATGAAACGTGGCATGGGTCTTAAAATCAATATGGCTGATATTGAATCGGCTTTCGGAAGGTAAATATGTTTGATTGGTTCAAAAAGAAAGAAGAAGCGCCAAAGCGAAAGCCGAAATGGAACGCTTTGTTAAATGCTATGCAGGCGCATAATGATGGCGTGGCGATTCAGTATAAAGCGCCTTCTTTGCCTGATGGTGTTGCACCAGATGGTCATAGCGCTATGGCAATGGATGGCTTTTGCACAGCTTCGCAATATGCGGGATTAGAGCCGCAGTTTTATAGCAACTTTTTGGGCTATCAAATATTGGCTCAATTGGCTCAGTCTACTGAATATCGCTTAGTTGCTGAGACCTTTGCTCAGGAAATGACACGCGAATGGGGAGAAGTTAAAGGTGATGACCAGAAGCGTGTTGATATTCTCATGGAGGAGTTTAACAGGCTAGATATTCGCAATCTTATCCGCAAGCACATCGAGAATGATTACTACTATGGTGGATCTCAGCTATACATTCAGATTGAGGGGCAAGAAGATAAAACCGATCTACCTTTATTGATCAATGAGAAAGGCATTAAGAAAGGTTCATTAAAAGGCTTCACGGTTATTGAGCCATTATGGTCCACACCTAGTTTGTATAACGCAAACAACGCACTAGAGCCTGACTTCTTCAAGCCTAAACAATGGTGGGTTTTGGGTAATAATGTGCATCATAGCCGACTATTAACTTTGGTTATGCGCCAAGTGCCAGACATGTTGAAGCCAGCTTACAACTTCTATGGTATTTCAATGTCTCAATTGATGTTGCCGTATGTACAGCGTCATCAATCCATTGTGGATTCAGTGGCTAAATTGATTACTATGTTTAGCTTGACTGGTATAAAAACAGACATGACGGCAATACTTTCTGGAACAGAAGGTGGAGCAAATCAACTTGTTAGCCGACTAAAGGCTTTATCTTTGGGTCGAGATAATGAAAGTGTTGTGGCTATGGACAAAGAGACGGAGGAATTTTTCCAAATTAACACTCCTTTGACTGGTCTTGATACATTGCTAGACAAGTTCACACAAATGCTTGCCTATCCTTCTAAGATTCCAGTATTGAAGATATTTGGAACTCCAACGGCGGGACTCGGTAATACTTCTGATGGTGAGATACGAGTGTTTTACGATTGCGTATCAGCACAGCAGGAAGCGTATATCTTGCCACAGATCAAAGTTATCCTTGACTGTATGCAATTAAGCTTGTTTGGCGATATTGATGAAAGCATTAAGTTTGTCTTTAATCCGCTTTATCAATTAGATGACAATGAGCAAGCAGACGTAAACTTGAAGAAAGCGCAAACGGCTCAGATTTACATTCAAGAAGGCGTGATTGATAATGAAGAGGCGCGCCAAGCCTTGAATGATGATGAAGATAGTGGTTATCAATTAGAGGGCAATGCGCCTGAGCGTGATCCTTATGTTGAAAACGAAAACATCGATATTGATGAAAAATAGATATGGAAATAACCCTTGATTCAATAGCACCTAATGCATCCCTAACTAAGTGGTACAGGGAGCAAATGCAAGGCATGATGGATGAAATGCGTTCCGATTTAATTCGGGACGTAGTTAAGCCTATGCGGTCTGAAATTGCTATGGATGGCATTTTGGATTGGATGGGACATGTTATTGACGGTTTAGTGAGTCGGTGGCAAGATCGTTTAGATAAGCTATCGACTCAAGTAGCGCAAGAGTTGGTGAGTAAGGCTAAAACCAACTACGACAAGCGCTTGTTAGGCATTCTTCGTAAGCGTGGATTCACTGTTAATTTTCGTCATACGCAATACATGGAAGATCAAGCGCAGATTGCCTTAGGTGAGAATGTTGCTCTAATTAAATCAATCGGTAATGAGTATTTAGATAAAGTTCGGTCTGCGGTTTGGCGTAGTGTCAAGAATGGCTATGATGTTGAATCACTAATCAAGCAACTCAAAGAGATTGACGGCGTAACAGATCGTAGGGCAAAGAATATTGCAAAGGATCAGACGGCTAAGTTGAATCAGGCCTTTGAAAAGGCGCGCGCTGAAGAGTTGGGGATCAAGGAAGCTATTTGGCTACATTCTGGCGCATCAAGAGAACCACGTGCTAGCCACAAAAAGGCTAACGGGACAAGATATAATATCAAGGAAGGGTGTTATATCGACGGAGAATTTATCCAGCCCGCTTGGCTCCCAATGTGCAAGTGTAGAGCCAAGCTTATAATTGAGATACCAGATAACTTAATTAATCAATAGCTGTAAATTTTAATGCTTTTCACAATGGTAGGTTCTATTTTCTGAGAATAGAATTTACCATCATTGCCAGTTCTTAATTCGCAATCCTTTGATCTAATGGTTAATACTTTAAAATAACCGTCAGGTAATGGGCTTTTATTTTCCTTGTGAATCTCATCAATCACATAATCTACATTTGCAATAAGGTTTGACACATCATCAAATAGAACATAGATTGTGGTCAAATTTAAGCTCTTAAGGAATTTAATCCTGCCGTTTTTCTTGTGTGTATCCCCTCTATAGCCAGTTCCACTCCTTAATTCCAGCGCCACATTTCCAATTAAAAAATCCAAGCTATACCTACCAACGGCTTTCTGCCATGTATGTTTTATTTTTCTAGCTTCGAATATTTCTTTTATTTCAAGCTCTCCTTTTCCAGTCATATTTTCGTAAGCATTATTTTCAAGTGTTTTTGCTCTCATTATTCTGCTTTCTTCGCGTTCAGCCTTACCTCTTTTGGCTTTATGTGCAGCAAATGCCCTTAATTTTCTTTGTTCAGGAGTGAATTGTTTTGCGCTAATATAACTTGCTTCGCTTGGAGTCCTGATATATACGTTATTTTCTACAAGTCTTTGTCTTATAGCGCATCTGCTAACATTGAGTTTTTTAGCTATAAATAATTCGCTAAGACCACTGTTATACATATTTATGATTTCTTGTGTTGGTAAATTCTTTCTTGTGTTCTTTCCTGTTTCTTTTGGTATTGTGTAACCCATATTGCGAATTATTTTCGACATAACACTCTGGTGTCTGCCAACTTGCAAGCAGGCATCTTTGAATGTAGCACCATCATTAAAGACTAGGGATATTACTTGATTGATTTCTTGATCAGATACTTTATTAACCATGTGTACTCTCGCATGTAATTGATGATTAATTTTATCATACAATCGCATTTTTTGAATTAAGTAAAATTGATAACCAATATCAAAACAACTGATTTGTATTTTTAGTTTGGTTTGGTATTATTTGATTATTGATTGAATCCATGTGCGACATAATCACGAACTATTGGCAATTAAAAAAAACAATGGTCATCGTGTGGTGTGGTATCACTAATGCAACTATTCGCACGTTGCCGATCAATAGCACAGCGCAAAACAGATGCTTCCAAGAGCTTTAATCTGTGGCGGAGCTTCACAATACTTGGTTTTATTGGATGAGGCGAAACCTGTGTTTTAACATATAGGTAAATTGTATATAGCTTGGGGCATGAAACCCCGATTGATGTTTACTTGTATTCTAGGTTATTCAGCTTAGTGACCGCCAGAAAGTGGGCAACTTAGAGAAGTGAATTCTGATGGGGATTCCTGTTGGTTGCTAGCGTTCACTTCATCTAAGTTTAAATTCAGACGAAAGCACAAACCCGAAAGGGATATTACGTCTTGCGAAGTGAATCAATGAAAGTGCAATCACTAGCCCTTAAACACAAAAGGTCTTAGCGCATAAGGCAAAATGCAAAGTGTGTTAGTTAAGCCAATAGAACCATCCTAACGGGTGGTTTTATTTTATCTAAACTATTTTATATTTACTATTGAGAATTATATTTAAGAGTGGTATGATTTAGTTATTCAGTAGAAGGGGTTTGAAATGATTGTGGTTGAAAATAGTAATATTGTTGATTGGGATAAATATCCTGAGTTTATTTGTGCCTTGGTTATGCAGACCACTGAGGATTTAAAAACCATTGATGGGTTTGTGTGTCCGAAGGGTGAGGAAATTACTTGGCTTCTTGATAAATCTCCGAGAATCGTTGGTGATGATATTTTTATTGAGAATGCTAAATTAAATTGTTTAGGTGGTTTAGGATTTAATGGGCTTTTATCGAGCATTGATCTTCCTGCTGATCTAAAAGAGATCCACTACAAACCTAAGCCAAAGATGGATATTAAAAAATATAAAGAGGAGTTTGTAGAATGATTAACGTAGTTTACTTGGTTTTGGTTCTACATCATGGTGGAACAAGAGGGCAATCAATGGAATCAATACAAATACCTCAAGCGAACATGAGGCAATGTGAGATAAACAAGGATGCATATTCTAAAAACGACAAACTAGTTGTTCGTAGTTATTGCATACATGGAGTAATGGCGAAATGATTAAAGCGGAAGTGGTTTTTTGATGGTGAATCTATTTTTGTTAATGGCAGAACAATAAAAATAGATCATTTAGATTGGTTGTATCATGTGTATGAGTTGGAAACTCATGTTGATATGTTCCAATCATTAGAACAAGCAATTAAATATTGCATGGAGAATTAAATGAAAAATGATTACATTTGGTTTTACCTATTCCTCGTGGTTTGTGTAATTTGCTACACAGTTGCAAAAATACAAGGGGTTGATTTGCTATGAAACCAGAACAGTTTATTCGTGAGTATGGGGTGGAGAAGGCGAGAGAGGTTGTTGAGGGGGCGCCAAAAGGTGCAACTCACTACGACATCCCTTTTGAAGTTTATTTACGTTCAACTGAGTTCTGGAATGGCAGCGAGTGGAAGGCAGTTGATAACTTAACGATACAGAATCTAGAACTACCTCCATTTGTCGACTTTCCAGACCTCAAGCGTCTGGTGGAGTCGTTGGATTTATTCAAAGAGCTAAAAACTAAAAAGAATGCAAACCGTGAGTTCATGAAGGCTTGCATGAGAGGCCAGACAGAAAGAGCAAACCAGATCAAGCGAGCAATCGAAGCACAAGACGCAGTGTTTGGGAAGAAGGTAGTTTCTGTCCACGAATCAATATACGGAGGCGGTGAAAATGCATAAGTACGATTGGTCGTTAGTACCTGCCGAAGTTAATTGGATTGCAACAGATCAAGACGGTTGGGCTTACGGGTTTGTTGGTCAGCCAAAAATTAGAGTTGGTCTTGGAATATGGAGTCCTATTGAGTTTGTAATCTCAATCCCTAAAGAGAGTAACCCATTTAAAGATGACTGGGAAAAATCATTAGAACAACGTCCAAAAGGAGCCAGCCATGAGTGAGTTTAAAGTTGGGGATAAGGTTGTTTTAAAGAGTAGCAGCCAGAACAAGGTAATGACCATTCAAGAAAGCTACAAAGAATTCATTCGAGCATATTGGGATAAAGAGCATTATTCATTCGCTCATAAAGTTAACTTTCGTTTTGCCGAAGATGAAGAAATAGCAGCAGGACACCGCATTGATAAACCATCGAATCCGAGGGAATTGGAAGTCCTAGACAGAATAGAAACCACATCAGCCCACTGTGTAAATCAAAGGATGTTTGAGATGGATAAACCACAGTCATTTGAAGAAGTATTTAAAGATGCCTACGACTTCTGGATTGATGATGCAGATATTCATCGCTATGAAGGTGCAAAAGGTTTGGCTGATCAGGTATGGCAGCACCAGCAAGCGAAAGTGGAGGGGCTGCAAAAGCAAGTCACTGATTTAGATAACCGTGCAACTCAATATGCCTTAGATGAAATGGCAACTGCAAAGCTGAATGGAGAGCTGCAAAAGCGAGTGGAAAGTCTAAGACGAAAACAGGAGGCAGCGGAAAAATTGATCTGGAAGTGGGCTGAGTCTACAGAACATGCGCATTTTGCACTTCAATGTGCAAGTGAATTGAAAGAGGCTTTAGAGGTTCGAGGCGCTCCTGTTTTAGAAGCTGAAGGTAGATTCTATGTATTAGGCATGGAAGGTTGGATAGCCGGTGTTTATGCATCTAGAAAAGCAGCTGAGCTTGCTTATGAAACAAAAGACAACAGCGAGTTCTTAGAAAAGCTAGCGTATGAAATCAATCAAAAACAGGGAAGAGACATAACTCTTGGTGATTTAGAGCAAGCGCTCAAGGGGGAAGGATGAAAGCAATCAAGATTCCATGTGAGCACGACTTGCTAAGCAAGAACGATGAAATATGGGCTAATGCTGTGATGCGCTGTAAGGGTGGAAGCCCTTACTGTGGCGCAGACGGTTATTGCCATGCAGGCGGAACTTGCTTTGCTGACCAAGAGCTTACAAGAGAGCAAGCAATCTTAGAAGTAGATCGCCTAGCTCAAGAATTACATAACTCAAAGATTGAAAATGACAAGTTAAGAAATGCAGCTAATCAGCTTGTTAGTCAACTTGAATTGGCGAAAGAGCAGAATCTAAAGAACGGTAATGATCAGAGAGTATTTGCTTTGAAGTTCTGTATCCGTGAAATCAAGAAAGCGATACGGTGACCAATGACCACACTCAAAGAATGCAACCATATCTACCAATACTGCTGGATCTATAAAGCTTATTTATGCATACATTGCGACAAGATGAGGATTGATGATGAACATTGACGAGATTAAGAGAAATGCGCCTGACGGGGCTACGCACTATGAATGTAGCTGTGTAGTTGATTATACTATTGATTACTGGAAATTAGATAGCTGTTGGCATTGGTGGCATGATAATGAATGGAAAGAATATCCATTTGGCAATGCTAATGCGCCATATGATTTAAAGCCACTTTAACGAGTGGCTTTTTTATTGCATAATAAGAAAAATTGATATAGGTGAGTGATATGCCTCTAATTAAAGGTAGTTCACAGGATGTTATTCATAAAAACATTCGTGAGTTAATTGAATCAGGAAAACCGAAAGATCAAGCGATTGCTATAGCTTACAAAGAAGCTGGAATGGCTAATGATACTGACTTTGACAAGTTAGAAGAATTGTTTGATCAATGGCTTGAAGAGGAAAAGAAAGAGCCAGAACATGCAATGGATAAGTCGGCTCGTAGCTATGACCGCAATGGGCATCTAATTGTTGATAAAACCATTATCACAAAAGCCGCAGTAAATCCTTATCGTGGCGATTCTATTCCAAGATGGAAGGAATTAGGCTTAGATCCAAACAAAGAATACATGTTATTGCGTGATCCTGAAGAGTTGCGTAAATCTTTAGATACATTCAAAGGGTTGCAGCTTCTTAAACGCCATATCCCTGTTGACGCATCTCAACCAGAGAAAGAATCGACTATCGGATCTATTGGTACAGACATAACAATGGATGACGAAGGTCGTGTCTGGTCATCATTGCGTGTATTTGACCAAGAAGGGATTGACTATATCGAAAGTAAGGCATTAGGAGAATTAAGCGCTGGTTATGCTTATGATGCTGTCATGAAGTCGGGTACTTTTAATGGTGTACCTTATGATGGTATTATGACTAATATTCATGGTAATCACGTTGCTATCGTTGAACGTGGTAGGATTGGAAGTGACGCGATTATCGCAGATTCAATAGAGGGTCAATTAATGGCTAAAAATGTTGTTTTAAAAAAGGGCAGCCTTGCCAAATTGCGTGAGCAATTGGGTATGGACTCTGCCGAAGATTTGAAAAAAGTTATTCTGGCGGTTCATGGTTCGCTTGCTCTTGATGAAGATGACAAGAAAGCCGAGGACGAAGAAGACAAAAAAGCAGAAGATGAGGACGATGTAGAAATCGTTGAAGATTCTGATGACGACAAAAAAGCGAAGGATGAGGATAAACAAACTCAAGCCGACAAAGACAATGAATCTGAAGCTATGCGTCTTAAAGCACGCGAAAAGCGTGAAGAAAAAGACCGTGACGAAGATAAGAAACAAGCGATGGATGCGGCAGAAGTTCGCGGCTCTATTATGAACATCTTTAAGGCTGGTCGTGAAGTTGAGCCTTTAGTCGGTGTTATCGCTCTTGATGGCTTTAGCTCAGACCATGAAGTTTATGCTTATGCGCTTAAGCAGAAAGGTGTAGACACCACTGGTATTAATACTGCTGGATTGGCGGCCTTAGTTAAGTCGCAAAAATCTCCAACAGTTGCAATGGATTCAGCACCTAAAGGTAAAGTGGCTGAGAGCACATTAAACTCAATTAAACGTTTTGTTAAGTAAGGAGCTAACATGAGCTTTCAGAAAACAGTTAACTTAAACCCGCCAATTGGTGTTGTGGGTGCGTTTGCCTCTATTGGTGTTTCACATACCGCATTGGCTGGTGTTGAGCAATTTGTTGCTGGTACTGCTGGTGTAACTATTGCTCGTTTTGCTTGGTGTAATACGATTGATGGCACAGTTCAAAATGCTAAGCCTGCTGACACAGCTAACTGGGTTGTTGGGTTTATTGAGCGTGATACGAACATTGGTGTAATTACAGATTGGCAAGGTCAAGCAACAATGGTTGTCCCTAAAGGTATGCCAATTAGTGCTTATGATCGTGGCGACTTCTTTGTTGTGGCAACTACTGTCGCAACTGTAGGTCAGAAAGTATTTGCTTCTGATACTGACGGAACTATCGCAACTGGTGCGGCTGGCGCAACTGTGGCGGGTCACACTGAAACTAATTTTACTGTTGCTAAATCTGGCGCGGTTGGCACTGTTCTTAAGATTACAGCGCAATAAGGAGAGATAAATGACTCAACAATATTCAAGCGCTGACATTCAAGCGATTAACTTAGCATTGGGAACAAATTTCCCTCTTGATGCTCAAACAATCGCTATGGATTCTTACGTAGCTGGTGTTGCTCAGACTGCGCCTAACGGCGGTATTCCAGCAATGCTCACCACATTCTTGTCGCCTAAGTGGATTGAGTTTTTAACCGCTCCAATGAACGCGGCAAAAGCATTTGACGAAAAGCAGTTCGGTGACCGTGTTACAACTAACATTGCAATCCCTACTTTCGAGCTTTACGGTGAAACGTCTAGTTATGGCGATTTTAACGATAACGGCATGTCAAATGACAACGAAAACTACGAATACCGTCAACCGTATGCATATCAAACCAATATTAAAATTGGTGAGATTGCGGAAGAACGTGCGGCAGCGGCTCGTTTTAGTTTAGTTGAACGCCAAATCCAAGCAACCACACTTACATTAAATAAAACGCAAAACGCTATTTATTTGTATGGTGTGCAAGGTCTTAAGAACTATGGCTTGTTGAATGATCCTGATTTATTGCCTGATTCTGTAGGTGCTAACTGGGCAATTTTAGACTCATTAGGTTTGTACAATGAAGTCCTTAAGTTGTTCACTCAGCTGGTAACTCAGTCTAATGGTCTTGTTCAGGAAACTGACGCAATGACTTTGGTATTGTCGCCTAAGATGAATGCACGCTTACTTGCATCTAACCAATACGGTTTAAATGCAATGAAGTACATCAAGGATAACTTGCCGAACCTTAAGATTGTTCCAATCCCTGAATACTCGACTGATGCTGGTGAAAAAGTTCAATTAGTGCTTGATTCTTACATGGGTCAAGAAACTATTCACTTGGGCTTTGTTGATAAGTTGCGTACTCACAAGGTGGAAGTTAAAACTTCTGGATTCTTGCAAAAACGTTCTCAGTCAACTATCGGTGCGATCATCTACTATCCGATGCTTGTTGCTAATATGCTTGCATCTTATGATGAAACACCCTGATTAATACCAAGAAAGTGCTACCCTAGCGGTAGCATTTTTTTTGGGTTAAGATAGCATTATCAAACAAGAGGCTTAATCAATGGCAACTGTAATTATCGGATGTAAAACCCCTAATGGCTTTTGGATGGAACATGAAGGGGTAAAAGTTAAAATTAATGGTACTCAATCAGAAGATGGATTTATCATGGTTGAGAAGGGTTTAACTGTTGGCATTACATATGATGTAGACAAGTCATTATGGGATGCATGGCGTACTAAGTTTGCTAGTCACCCTTTATGTGCTGAGCAATTTGTTTTTGAAGCTAAGTCTGAATCTAGCGCAAAGGCACAAGCAAAAGAGACTAAAAGCGTAAAAACTGGCCTTGAGCAAAAAACACCGACTGAGCTTGAAAAGGTAGCTGGCGCAAAGAAAGACCAAAGCGCCGATGAATAAGGACTAGATATGTCTAACGTTTTCGTTTTTGATCCTACTGCGTTTAAGCTTGCTTATCCGCAGTTTGCAAAGTTCACTAATGAACAGCTAACAAACTTCTTTGAGGAAGTAGAAAACACTATTGTCGATAATACAGAGTCATCTTGTTTTAGTCTGAAAGATCGTAAAAAGTGGTTTTATCTTCTCGTTGCTCATAACGCAGAATTGCAAAATAGGATCAATGACGGAAACTCTGGCTTAGTTGGTCGTATTAGCTCTGCTACAGAAGGTTCCGTGTCTATTAGCACTGATTATTCTATGGGTAGCGGTGCTTTAGAGCAGTGGCTCAAACAAACGCCTTACGGGGCTAAATTCTATGCGTTTACTGCGCCATATCGCACAGCATTGTGGGTTGCTGCTACCGCTCCGATGCCAGTTAAGCGCACTAAATGGCCTTATCCTTTCGGATGGGGTAATTATTAGTAATGTCAATAAAACGCACAGGCTCACTAGACCAAGCATTAAACCGCTTAATCTCTAGTAATGATCAGTATGTGAAGGCTGGTGTCTTGGAAGGGTCTAAATATCCAGACGGCACTAGCGTTGCTACTGTGGCTTATAAGAACGAGTATGGGTTTAAGAATATTCCGAGTCGCCCATTTATGAGAACCACCGTAAGAGAGCAAAAGGATGCTTGGGTGGAGCTAACCAAGAAAGGTATCAAGGCTGGGTATACATTAGAGCATACGCTTAATTTGGTTGGGTTGAGTATGCAGAATGAGATTCAGCACTCTATTATGATATGGAGTGACCCACCAAACTCGCCTTATACGATTGCTAAGAAGGGATTTAACGCCCCGTTACGAGATACTATGTTAATGCACGACTCAATCAAATACGAAGTTGTTGAGGGTAAACTATGAGAGTATCAATACAAGTAAACTCAGAAAAGCTTTACCAAAAGATTGAAAAAGCCATTGAATATTTCAAGGGTGCAGAATCAAGACAATTGAATGATGTTGATCTTGGTAAGTGTTCAGATGATTACATTAAGGCAATACTTATATTTGATCAAACACTCTTCACAACAAAAGTTATAGATTAATTAAAACACCTATTGCATTCTCAATAGTAAATAAATATAATTAAATCTCAATAATCTTTATCGGGAATTTAAAATGAAATTTTTAAAAACTGTAGAAATCGAATACAAAAATTTAAAAGCAGCATCTATTTGCAAAGCAAAAAATGATGTTAGATTTTATTTAACTGGCGTCTACATTGGAGACGGATTTATTGCGTCAACAAATGGACATATTGCTTTAATTGTCGATGATGAAAACTTATCTGGCTTTGATCTAATTATTCCAGCAGAAACAATAGACTCTTTAATAAAAAAAGTTGGAAATAATCCAATGTTTAAAACTGTCAAATTGCATCAATTGGCTGAGGATAGTGATTTTTGGTTGCTTGATCATAATGGGTCGCTTGAGTTATTTAAACCAATTGATGGAAAATTTCCAGACATTAAAAAGGTTGATATTGAAAAACCAGAAAAAGTTGAATTTAAAAACTTTCCAAGTTTTGATTTTAATTATTTAAATTTATTTTTGAAAGTTGGTAAAATTCTTGGATTAAACCATTCTCCAGAAATATTCCCAACCACTGAAATAAATTGTGCTTATGTGGAATTGACAGAAAAGGCGCATGGGCTGTTAATGCCAAGACGAATTTAATGTTAAAATAGCCTCATCAAACGATGGGGCTTTTTTAATGGGTCTAAGATTAAGAAGTATAGCTAATAGCATCACAACGGCAGTAAATAGCAACACAGAAGCATTATTGAAAGTAAGTACAGGTTTTACTGTCACGCCAGATGGAACACAAGTTCCACAATACATTGTACAGCCTAAAGTCGTGCAAGCTCAGTCAATGAGCGTGGAGGATTTGAAGCATCTTGGATTTGCTAACCAACAAGGGCAATTCTTATCCATCTATGCTGATGGCATGATTCCAGCGATTAGACGAGCTATGCAAAAAGGTACGTCTATTATTGTTATGAATCCATACGGTGAAGAATTTCCTACTGAATGGCAAGTTAAGGCTGTGCTTGAGTCTTATTGTGATGAAATCGCTATCGAAGGTGAAAACAACTATGATGGATGGGTGAAAGTGCTGGTTCAAAATACTGGCAAAGAATCGCCACATGATGCTCGTTATTTCGGATTTGCTGGATCTGATGCTAAGCCATTTACACAGGGAGTATTCGCGCCATGAACAAATGCAATAAAGTTTTTCAAGATTCTTTTGGAAAAAAGGGAACTTGCGTAACAGCATGTATAGCATCTCTTTTACAAATTGATTTTAATGAGGTTCCTAGATTTATTGATCTAGTGGAAGGGATTGAGCCTTATCAAGAAAAGGCAAATGAATTTTACAGGCTAATATTTAGCTTCTTAAGTGATAATGGCTATGCTATGGCGCGGTATCACTATTATGACAAAGATGGATACCTACCTTTTCATAGTGACGAGAACTTCTTTTATATAGTCTGTGGGACATCCAAAAGAGGTAACGATCACGCTGTTATTTACAATAACGGATTCCCATATCATGACCCTCATGGTGATGATGGATTTGTTAGCGACCCATTTGTTGCTGAAGTGATATATAAGGTGAGTGAATGAGTATATTAACCGACCTTTACACAGATATGCGTCAATATCTGCTTAAAACCTTTAATCTACCCGCAAATGACACAACGGTAATTAGGGGTTACAACAACCTAAACCCAATCCCTAAAAATGCAATTATCATTACTTTTATGCATGGTCGTCATTTGGATCAAAAGTCTGTTAATTATGATGGCAACAAACAGATCATCTTTAATTCTATGCAAGGCACAATGCAGTTAGATTTTTACGGACCAGATTCAATGGATCGGGCGCAAGAAGTGCAAACGCTATGGAATAGCCCTTATACTACTGATACGCTAATTAACTGCGTACCATTGGGCAATCCACGCATACGCGATTTATCTTTCGTTAATGAGGCTGGAATGTATGAATTGCGCTTTATGATTGAAGCCGACTTGCAATACAATACAAAGTACGAAAAAACAGTTAATATACTGGAAGACGTTTCTCAAATCGATTTGGAGTCTATCAATGCAGTTTAACTCTATCCCAGCAAGTAATATTGCTGCTGTCTACCCTGCCGTAATTGGTGGCGGTGGCAATCCACTAGGATTAAATACAACTTTATTTGTAAATGAAGCTGTATATCCAAACTATGAATATTTTTCTAATACTTTGGTCGGTCAGCACTACGGTTTAGAAAGTGATGTTTATAAGTTTGCGACCGTTTACTTTAACGGCTTTAATAACGCAACTACTCGACCAAACTCGCTATTCATTGCAACATATAATTCAGATGAATACCCTGCCACTATTATCGGCGGTGATATTACTGGTACAAGCATTACCGACCTTAAATTGATTAACGGCAGTCTGAATATCGTTGTTGATGGTGTATCAAAGAACGTTACTGTCGATTTAAGCACTGCAAACTCATATAGCGATGCGGCTGCTCTAATCGGCACAGCATTAACTTTGACTTGTGTTTACCAATCCACAACCAAAGGTTTTGTAATTCAATCTGGTACTACAGGTGAAGGCTCAACCATTAGCTTTGCGACTGGTACTGTGGCTGATAAGTTGAAATTAACTCAAGACACTGGCGCAATCCTAAACAATCATACAACGCAAGATACGCCTGAAACTGCCGCATTGAATGCAATTCAGTTTAGCAGTAACTTTGTGAACTTCACTTATGCAAATGGCGTATTTGATGACGATGCTCTAAAAGCTTTTGCTACTTGGATTACTCAACAAAATAGTCGATTCAAACTTTACAGCTGGGGGCTTGATCCTGTTGCTCTTGGTCAAAGCGGTGCTTCATTTGGCGAATGGGCAGTAGCAAACACAAGTGGCGTAACACCCATTTACGGAACTTTTGATAAAGCTGCTTTCTTATGCGGTGTTTCTGGCTCAATTAACTATCAAGAAGAAAATGGACGCACAACTACTGCTTTCCGTAGTCAAGATGGTTTAGTTCCAGATGTGACTAATGAAGCCGATGCAGAAACATTAGTTAAAAATGGCTATTCATTTTATGGCGCTTGGGCAACCGCTAATGACCGATTCCAGTTTGCTGGCAATGGCTCTGTAACTGGTCAATACAAGTGGATTGATAACTTTGACTTCCAAGTGTTCTTGCGTACTCAATTACAGCTTGCGTATATGAACATGTTCCAAGCTCAAAAGACAATTCCATACAATGATCAAGGTATTGCTACAGTTCGAGCGTACTCACAAGATCCAATTGATCAGGGTATTAACTTTGGTGGTATCCGCGCTGGTGTAAACTTGTCTAATGCTCAAAAATTCCAAGTGAACCAAGAAGCTGGTTTTGATGCTGCTAGTCAATTGTTTACAAAAGGCTGGGCTTTATCCGTTACTCTTCCAGATTCTCAAACACGCGTTGCACGTGAATCATTTATCATCAAGTTATTCTATACGGACGGCTCTAGCATGCAACGTCTAGAAATGACTGCTACTAACGTTCAGTAAGGAGATTAACTTATGGCAATGGGATATAATCCAAATACTATTACAGCGGCAAATAGTATTGTACAGTTCCGCTGTGTTGGTTTGTATGATGACTGGATTACTATTGAAGGCGCACAGTCTGACGCATTTGTAACGTTCTCTGATGTTACATTAGCTCAAACCCGTGTTGGTGTTGATGGTAAGCAGTCTATGGGCTTCATTCCGCATGAAACCCCGATTACTGTATCACTTGAAGCAAATAGCCGATCTGTACCAGTTTTGGAAACTGTCTATAATGACTTTATTCAAAACATGGAAGTTCGCCGCTGTGAGTTCCAAGTAAGCTATCCATCTGTTAAGCGCAAACAAACGCTTACAGGTACAATGGTAACTAAATCTGGTGGTACTGGTATTGCACAGCTTTTAAACGGGCATACATACAACTTTAATATGATGTCTAGCGGTATCGAAGAAACTAACTAACCATAAGGGGAGAAATCCCCTTTCTATTTTTTTAGAGGCTAAAAAAATGTCTGAAGGCTTAAAGACAAAAATCGTTACTATTGAAAAAGGTCGCGATAAAGGTAAATCTTTCAAAATTACTGAAATGCCAGCAATTCAAGCGGATGAGTGGGCGCATCATCTTTTGGAGCAAGCCACACTTAGTGGTGTGGATTTGAAAAATGTAAACATTCTTAATCTTGATACAAAGTCCATGGCTGGAATGATTGAAATTGGCGCTGCAATTATCACAATTATTGGAAGAATCCCGCGCGAAGAGTCTAGGGCGCTTAAATTTGATCTCCTTGATCGTTGTGTTCAAATTATTCCTAAAGCTGGTGAGCCTCGCATGTGCATGTGGGATCAGGAGATTAAGGATTTTGAAAACTTTACAATTCTAGCTGCTCACGCCGTTGGGATTCATATTAATTTTTTGGAACAAGGCGAAGCTTAATGCTTGATTATTCTTATCGCAAGGACGCGATGAGCAATCAGGATCTAAAAGAAGGTGTATTGGCTAGCCCTCTAAATGTATCTGAAACCGTATATAGGGCGTTATTGACTGGAATGTGTAGTTACCACCAATTAAACACTTGTATCGGTCTTGAGGGTGCGCTAAACATGATTGAGGTTAAGCAAGTCGCCGACTACAACGAAGCAAAAATTAAATATTTTGCTAGTCAGGAACAGAGGTAAAAATGGCTGAAAATATTGTTGAGTCGATAATTGTAAAGCTTGGGTTGGACGGCTCACAATATAATCGTGAAGCCGAAAAAGCCAAGTCAAATAATGACAAGCTGAATAAGTCTGTCAGTGAAACTGATAAGATCGTTGGCAACGTAACAAAGACTTTAGCGCGGTGGTTTAGTGTAGCTGCTACTGCTACTGGCATTCTTAGAATGGTTGATCAGGTGCAAAAGCTCAATGACGAGCTTTATCATCTTGAGCGCAATCTAGGAATGTCAGCAAGCACTATCAAGAACTGGCAAGGCGCTGCTGGTGCAATGGGTGGTTCTGCTCAAGGCATGACTGAATCAATCAAATCCCTAAACATGGGAATGAATGATTTTGTCACAATGGGCGATACTACTCTATTGCCATTCATGAATGCTTTGGGTGTTGGCATGGTCGATGCTCAAGGTAAGCTAAGAAAAACTGATGATGTGATGTTAGACCTTGCGGATTCATTCTCTAAAATGGATCGCGAGCAAGCATTTTCTATTGCCTCAAAAATGGGAATTGATGAGGGTACATTCAATACGCTTGTACAAGGGCGTAAAGAAATGGAGAAGATGCTTGAATATCAATCTAAGATGTACAAATCTTCTGAAGAAGAATTAAAAGCATCTCGTCAATTAGCGCAAAACCGTGCATTGCTAGGTCAGCATTGGGAATCACTTAAAACAATGATGGCAAATGCTATCATCCCGTTATTTGTGAAACTTAGTGAAGTTGCGCTTGGTATATTCGAATATCTTCAAGAAAAACAACAAGCAGTACAGGCGGTATTTAAAGGCATAGCATTTGTAATTGGTGCTATCTTAATTCCAATTCTAGCAAAGGCTACTATTGCGGCTTTAGCGTTTATCGCTCCATTTGCTCCATTTATTTTAGTTGTAGGTGCTTTAGGCGCGGCATTTGGCCTACTTTATGATGACTATAAAACTTGGGCAGAGGGTGGCAAGTCTTTATTCGATTGGGGCGCATTCAGAAAGTATATTGATGACTCAACCTTATCGACTGATAATCTTAAAAATGCATTTAAAAACTTAACCAAAGAAATTATGAGTAGCGCAATGCCTACTTTGCAAGGCTATGCTGAAGTAATTCAAAAGCTATTGAGTGGCGACTTTAGAGGCGCTGGCGCTCAAGCTTGGGCAATGATCAAACAATTTGGTGCAAACGTTGCTGGTGTTGTTGACGACTTAACAGGTCAAGCACAGGGAACACTGGCCAATGCTGTAGGTAATCTTGTAAACCCAAGAACCCCAACTTCATCCGCTCCATCAATTGCAAGCGCAACATCAAAAGGCGGTAATGCAATTTTAGATTTAATCGCAAAAGGAGAAGTCGGAACCACTGGAGCAAGTGGCTATAACGTGGCTTATCGCGGCTCTCGAATCTCCGCACAACAAAAATTTGGTAAAGACTTATCTCAATTGACGATTGGGCAAGTTAAAGAATTGCAAAGGGCAAATCTAAATGAACAGAAATCTCGCGGCATTCCTGCTAACCGCAGATCCTCGGCAATGGGTCGTTATCAGTTTATTTATTCTGGCTTTGATGACTATATCCGTGCTGCTGGATTAAGTGACAAAGATATGTTTAGCCCTGAAAATCAGGATGCTATGGCAATGGCAATCTTAAGCAAGGGTAAGTATGGTTTAAATGCTGTGCGTGCTGGCAAAGCCACGCCTGAGCAATTTCAGAACAACGTTCTTGCGGCTCGCTGGGCATCTATTCAAAAAACTACTGGCGGCGGTGTTCATGATGCGGCTGGATTTAATAAAGCTACTATTGGCAATCAAGCTGTTGCGGCCGCACTTCAATCTACTCGTCAAGGTGATTTCATTGACTTAACCAAGGCTAGACAGAACCAATCTACTGCAAACAAGGCTAATGAAGTTCAGGTGAATGTAGGAGATATTAATATTCAGACTTCATCAAGTACCGTTACTGGTAACGTTCAAGACGCAATGGGCGCAGTTAAAGATCAATTCTATCAATTCCGAAATTCATTTAATTAGGTGATTTATGTTAGCTGGAATGCCTTCTGTGCCAGATTTTATACCAGTGGAAGCTTTGACAAATGTCGGGCTTTCGTTGGGTGGTGCTGCTTTAATTAATGCAGTTTTTGGCAAAACATGGGGGATTGTCAATCAATTTGGCATCCCTATTGTTTTAGCTGATACTGTTGTGAGCATGAATTATGATGCTGGCTCTAGTATTTCAAAATACCCAGTAGAACAAGGATCGTTTGCTTCATATAACAAAGTGAATGCACCGTCTATGGCTACCGTTTCAATGTCAAAGGGCAGTGGTGGAGTTTTAGAAAGAAGTCTGTTTCTAGGTCAGATTGAAGCTCTATTAAAGTCAACTGTAAGCTTTCACATCATTACACCTGAATACGTTTATCTAAATTATCAGATTGTTGGTATCAATCATGCTCGTTCTGCTCAAGATGGCGCAACTATGATCACTGTTAATATTGATCTTGAAGAAGTGTTAGAGGCTAAAGTGGAATATTCTATTGAAGAAGTAAAAGCACCTAGCGACTCTAAAACTGTAGATGGTGGAGCTAAACAATCTACTAGCATTCTGGGTGGTGATAATATAGTTGGAAATGTAGTAAGAGGTATTCTTGGATTATGATTTATCAAATACCGTTAGCACAAGTCCCGAACCAATTTTTCACCACATCACTAAATGGTGTTACTTGGTCAATCACGCTAGAAACTAGATTAAATAATTTATATATCAGTTTATCTAATAATAATGATGGCAATGTATTATTAAATCGAATATGCCTAAACCGAACCTACTTGGGTCATGGTTTTATCTTTGTTGATATAGATGGAAACAGTGATCCTGAATACACTGGCTTAGGTACTCGTTATTTACTTATCTGGACAGACGAAGTATGATTTCAGTGTGGCTAGAGATTGCAACTCGAAAGATGGGAGAGCCTACCATTGCCACACCAATTTAGGCTATAACGGAGGCAGTTATGTACTATTTAGATGAAATTGAGTTGTTAGATAATTTACCAAAGAAAGACGATATTAAATTAATATGTCAAGATTCTGATTGGTTTTACTTTGTTTTAAAAGATGATAAAAGACATAATTTATTTCAAATTCTTGAATCCTTAACAAGAAGAGAATTTGAGTTCTTAGCTCATAAGGTTATTAGTAAGTTATCGTAATTAAGTTATACTAGCCTCCAATACGGAGGCTTTTCATTGTGAAAAAGAAGGTCATTAAAATAACGCTAACATTGCAAGATGGCGTTCAAACTTTTACAGCCGAAGGTGATAACCGATTGTCATCTACGGGCTTAGCTATATCTACCAATATCACATATGGTAATGGGGCTATTTCTCCGACTGCTCAAATCACTGTCTACGGGCTTCCACTTTCCACAATGATTAAGCTTATGCGTATTCAATGGAATACCATGCAAGCTATTTTAAATATGGTCAAGATTGAAGTTGGTGAACAAGGGCAGCCACTAAAAGTTGCTTATGAGGGGAATATCACTTTTGCAACAATCAATATGGATGGTGCGCCAAATGTAGCATTAGTAATCACAAGTCAAATGGCTGTAGTTGAAAAAATGCGCCCTACCGATCCATTCACTATTCCGAAAGGTGAAGAAGTCGATGCGGCTGATATTGTTAAATTCTTGGCGCAAGATATGCAATATGAGTTTGAAAACTACGGGGTTACTCATATCCTAACAGACACCACACTAAACGGATCAAATATAGAAAAAATTGAGAAGTTGGCTCAAATGTGCGACTTTGATTTGTACATCGAGCAAAGATTGATTGTTATTTGCAAGAAGGGTGGGGATAGGGAAGTTAAGATACCAATCATCACGCCTAAGACGGGTTTAATTGGCTACCCTGCACCAGATCAAAGAGGAATAACATTTAGTTGTGCGTATGATCCACTTGTTAGATTTGGTGGCATTGTGCAAATCAGGGAAAGTATTATAGGTGATGTTGTTAATCAAGATTGGCGCGTATATGGTCTTGTTGCTACACTTGAGGCAAATATCCCACAAGGCAAGTGGCAAATGAATGTAAATGCGACTTGGAGGAACTCGAAAGATGCAGCAGTCCAACGCTAGTGGCTTTAACATCAATAATCTGGGTGGAGCTAAAGAATTTAAGGCTAATATTCTCTCAATTCTTTCTAGTGAGCTAAATACTGGTGAAGTTGTAGAGATAACAGAAGTTTATTCAAATGATAATGGTCCAGTCGGTTTTGTTT